AACCAGATCAACGAACGGCTTGCGAACGCGTTCTTGCTTACTGAAGCGACCATCCGCCGTGCTGAACGTGTCACCGCAGAAGAGATCCGATTAGTTACTCAATCCATCGAGCGACAGCTTGGTGGTATTTACTCGGTTCTTTCGCAGGAGTTCCAACTTCCTTTGGTCAACCGGATCATGGAGCGGATGAAGAAGAACAACCTTCTTCCGCCTCTCCCAGCAGACATCGTGCAACCCACGATTGTCACAGGCATTGAGGCTTTGGCTCAACAACTTGGTCCGCAAGCACTGGCACAGTTTGTAGACTTACGAGAATACATTGATCGTAGAGCGGCATCTCTCGGGATTGATACTGAAAATCTTATCAAGAGCCAAGAACAGATCGCCGCTGAACAACAGGCTCAACAACAGGCTGCACTGACACAACAGTTCGGCCCGCAAGCCCTAGACCTCTTTGGTAAACAACAACTGAAGAGCATGGACATGCAGCAAGAGGAAACCCAACAAGATGGCTGATCGAGTTCAAATGACAACTGAAGATGGCGGAATGCCTGATGAGATGATGACCAACGCCCCTGAGGTTAATGAAGAGGCTGTGGCAGAAGAACGCCCTGAGTGGCTCCCAGAAAAGTTTGAGTCTGCTGCTGATATGGCAAAGGCTTACTCTGAGCTGGAGTCTCGGATGGGCAGTCAAGAGTCCCCAGAATCCCAAGAGGTGACTGAGGATGTAGACGCTTCGGATCGCGAAGTTCTGACGATGGATGACATCCGTCCGTTCTCTGAAGAGTTTGCCGAAAAGGGTGAACTTGGTGAGGAGTCCTACCGAAAGCTGGATGACCTTGGATTCCCGAGAGAGTTGGTTGACAACTACATCCAAGGCATGTCCGCTTATTCACAGCAGCAGTCCAATCAAATGA